AAGTTAGCAAGCAGCTTAAAACTAGCTTGTTCTCTGATTTCATGCTGTTGATTGAGTTTTGTGTCCAAAAACTCGGGGGTAAAATTCTAAAGTGCGCCATATTAAAGAAGTTTGAAGTGGGTTTCAAGGGATTTGTAAGCTAACTTATTAAGCTTTGAATTTCCTTTTTTTAAAAGTTTTAAGTCTATTTTGAAGATGCGTTGAAGTATACTATTTTGATTATGAATACTTAAATCGTTTAATTTTTTTTCAAAAATTGACCAATTTTTATCGTTAAAAATTTCGAGTTTATTCTTTTTTGCGGACTTAATTAACGAACTTAGATAGTTCAGAACGCTTGAAATAGCTTCTTTTTCTCGATTGTCTTTTTTTTCAAAAAAAAAAGTAATTTGACTCGATTGTTGTTTTTGTTTTGACATGAACAAACTTATAAATATTTTATAAGTAGCCTTAAACGGCTACCAGTTAATGCTGGGTAGGTGGGCGGTCAAGTCCCTACGAAAGATAAACCGCCCCCTATACCAAGTGACAAAACGCCACTGGGTATTCTTGAAAAAATAATAATTCCTTGAAATGAGGGGATTACTAAGTTTTATTTTTTTCTATTTTTCCATAAATTTTGGAACATTTCAGCGCGAATTTCGGCCGCTGTTTTAATAAAACCCAACTTTTCGCCGATGATGCGACAACAAGATAGATTCCTTAGGTTTACTAATAGATTTACAGTGCAAAGCATGACTATGAGAAGTAAAAGATATGTCATTATTAAACCCTCTCTAAGGTAGCTAAATCAAGCTTATAGATTAAATCTTCTCTTAATGCGTCAATTGAGGCTGTTAGTAAGCATAAGCTTATTAAAATTACAGAGATATTGTATTTAAAATTTTTTGTTTTCATATAAAAAAAGGAAAAGCAGTTTTATTATTTGGGTTGTTTTTCTTGTTTAAGTAGCAGGAGGTAGAGAAAAGCTCTTTTCGATGAGCAGCTTTTCTCTACCTTTTTTTTAGGTAAAATTTAATGTCGTAAGTACTGATCATTAAAATGGTAAAAAATAACTAGTCAAGTAAAATCCTTTACTAACAAACAATATTAATTAAAATTTATTCAATTTACTTAAAATTTACTTGAAATAAATAGCTTTTGATTTTTTTGAGCTAGCATTCTAGGCCTTGTCAATATTAATTTGACTTAAGTACTAATTTATTCTTTTTGCTTCTTTTTTAGAAAAAAACCTTGTTTCTTTAATATCGAAACTTTTAAAAATATAAACATCGCATTTTTTTTATCTCTTATATTACTTAAGAACAATGGCACGCAAAAAAGCAGAAAATCAATTTTTAACTAAAGAACAATTTGAAGAATTTGTTCTTTTTTTAAAGGAAAAGAAGGTGAAACATGCGAAGGTTGCAAAAATTTATGGAGTAAGTTCAGGAACGGTTTCAACTTGGTTTAAAAAAAAAGAAATCACGCACGCAGTGCGTGAGAATGTAGTCTGTAGAATTGAAAACAAAGATTTAAAAGAAAGATTAGATAAGATTAATAGCTCAATTAATAGCGCGATTGATTTAATGAAAACTAACAAAGAATAGCTTTATGTCGGAAGGGGAAGTGGAGGTGTCGGCGGATGAGTTTCTAGAAAGACACTCGCGTCTTATTATACGAATGCTAGAATTAAGCAAAACTAAGAAAGATAAATCGTCTTCTGAATATTTTGAGCTTGTTACACAATTCTTACATATTTACGAGATTTTTAAGAGAATTAAGCAAAAAGAGCTGGATTGTTTAAAGAGATAGCTAACTTCACAATTACGCACGCGCGTTATTATATTATACAAACCTGCTCAAAAAGCAATTTTCCAACTAATTTGAAGTTTTAAATTACCCTTTCGTACCCTCGATTTTTTACCCTCATAATCAGCATTATGCGCAATTAGCTGTTTTTTGGAGTAAATTTTACAATCTTTAGTTATTTGAACTATTATCGTAATAATCGTTTTTTTGTGGCTTTTTGTAATCGTTTTCTTGCGGCTTTTTGTAATCGTTTTTTTGATAATCCATCACATAAGTTCCGTCGCTTGTAAAATGTCCTCTTTTTACTGCGGCAAATGCGTTATTAGATAAGAATAAGCTCAAGATCAAAGTTAGTGATATTTTTTTCATAAAAAGAATCGTTAATTTGTAGGTTACACCAAAAAACCCGATCTAATTAACTTTTCAAGCCTTTTTTGATCCCCTTGGATCATTTCTAAACGGTCTATACTTGTAATTCATACCTACTTTTCTCAAAGCCACAACGTGAGTGATAGATTCTATTAATTTATTACCTATTTCAATGCCTAAGTCTTTTCTTATGAATTTACTAGCTTGATGTCTTTGCTTAAATTTTATGCCATAGTTTTCACAAAAATATTCCCTGATCTCCTTAACTTTGTCTTCATTAAGAGAGTATTGCCTCCTATTCCTAAAGACGAAGAAATTTTGATCCTGAAAGTTTTCTAAAAGCTTCTTGTCCTCTTTCTCGTTGCACTCATTGCATTTAGCGTAACTTTCAGGGTGAGGCAAATAAAGGTTACCACAGCGGCAACTTGCATAAAATAACTTTTCTAAAAGCTGGCTCTTTTCTATTCCCATTTCTTGACTTTTTTTAATGATAAAACAATATGTAGTAGCTTTTTATAAAAAAAATCACTACATCTTGTGTCAAGGATAAAAATATAAAAATATGCAACTAGCTTTTAAAGAAAAAATAAATCACCCGATTTCTGACTCTTCAGCTTGTAAAATAGGCTCGAACATCAATTTTGACATGATTAAACAGCTCAAAAAGCAAGGTAAGCTAGTGAGAGGTTATATTATGAAGAATAATCTAATTGCATACGCTATACAAAGCCCGCTGTGGTCTTTATATCAAAATAATAGCATTTGCAGCAAGCTTTTTGCGGCAGGCTTTCAATATTCAAGAGATTATCTTTACAGCATTAAAGATAACATGGCCAAACAAACTTATGATGGCTCTTCGTTCCTCTCCTCAAGAAATTCAAGCAAAGAACCAAGCCAAAAACAAATTGATGCTTATTTGCGCTACTACAAAGCAAAACAAAACTTAGAAGAAAAATCTTACATCTTAGATATGTTTCTATGTGCTGAAAAAAATATTAATGAAATAGAGAAGGTGCTAAGAAAGCGTCACGCAACAGTTAAAGACGAAATAATCACTGCCCTTGTTCAACTAGCTATTTATTACAAGAAAGAAATCGCTTGACAATCGGGAACTCGTTTTTTATGGTTTTTTCCATAATGCAATTCTTGCGTTAAAAAAATTATAATAGCATAAGTTTGAAAGCCGCTTTCTCGTAAGGGAGGCGGCTTTTTTGTTGCTCAATAAATGAATAAAAAACTAAAAACAAAGGGAAAAACAAGATATAGCTCAAAGTATTCTGAAGAAGTAGCCAATCAAATCTGTGATTTGATAGCTACAGGAATTTCTATTGCTGATGTTGTCAAAAATAATCCCAAGTTCCCATCTAGTAGAACGATTTTTAGCTGGATTAGAAATAAGAAAAGCTTTTCTGATAGCTATTATGTAGCTAAAGAAGCCGCCGCAGATTTATACGCTGAAGAGATATTACAGATCGCTGATGAAGTAATGCCACTTGATCAATTTGGAAAAATAGATACAGGCGCAGTAAATCAAGCTAGGCTTAGAATAGATGCTAGAAAATGGATAGCTTCAAAGCTTAAGCCGAAACGTTACGGAGATTCAACAACTATTAGAGGCGATTCGGAAGCTCCTCTTGTGCCGCAAGTCAATCTTATTTTAAATAGGTGATTAATTTAGAGCTGCACCCGAAGCAATCAGCATGCTTCTTAAGTGAAGCTACTGAGATTCTTTACGGCGGAGCAGCTGGAGGTGGCAAGAGTCACACAATGCGAGTAATTGCAATTGTTTTAGCTCTAGAAATTCCAAACATACAAATTTACTTATTTCGACGTATCTTCGCAGATTTAGCGAAGAATCATATTGAGGGAGCGAGTGGCTTTGCTGCTTTACTATCTCTTTTTATTAAATCTAAACATGTTAGAATTTCAGAAAGCGAAATAACTTTCTGGAATGGGGCTAAAATTTATTTAGCTCACTGTCAGCATGAGAAAGACGTCATAAAATACCAGGGCGCAGAAATAAACGTTCTGCTAATTGATGAGCTAACACACTTCTCAGAAAAGATTTATAAATTCTTGCGTGGACGCTGTCGCCTTGGTTCTTTACAAGTTCCAGAAAAATATAAAAAAAAGTTACCGCTTATTATAGCGGGGTCAAATCCGACTGGAATTGGTCATCAATTTGTTAAAGAAATGTTCATTGATAATTGTAAATCAATGGAAATCCGCCAGATGTTACCCGAAGAAGGTGGAATGCTTAGGCAATTTATACCCGCCAAGTTAGATGATAACCCGACAATGATGGCAAACGATCCATTTTACGCCAACAAGTTAATTGGTTTAGGCGGAGCTTTAGCTAAAGCGATGTTAAATGGCGACTGGGACGCTATAGAAGGAGCTTATTTTGATAAATTCGATAAAGATATTCACGTTGTTGAGCCTTTCTTGCTACCTAATGAGTGGTTTAGAATTAGAGCTTTTGACTGGGGATATTCAAGGCCGTTCTGCGTATTATGGGGGGCTGTTTCTGACGGCTCACTTGTAAACGTCGGAGGTATTAGAAGAGTATTTCCAAGAGGCTCAATCATTATTTATCGTGAATATTACGGCACGACAGGTAAAGCAAACGAAGGAATAAAAATTAACCCACCTGAAATTGCTAAAAATACTAAAACAATGCAGTTAGGTGAAAAAATGAACGATATGGTGGCCGATCCTGCTATTTTTGATGTCTCTGTTGGGGAATCTATAGCGGATCAGATGGCTAAAGAAGATATTTATTGGAGACCAGCGGACAATAAAAGAGTTTCGGGATGGCAACAAATTAGAGCTAGATTAAACGGGGTGGATGATAAGCCCCTGCTCTACATAGTTAGCGATTGTAAGAATTTATTAAGAACGTTGCCAGTGATGCAATACGATGTTTCTAAGCCCGAGGATTTAAACAGCGATCTAGAAGATCACGCAGTTGATACTTTGCGCTATTTGTGTATGAGTAGACCTGTGGTGGTTGATCTTCCTAAAACGCAGCTAGAATCGAGTGAACAGTGGTATAAAGACTTTAACCATAGCAATTTTAAAAAGGATTTATTGAAGAAGTATAGTTTAGAAGCTCAAAACTACGAATAAAAAGTGGATATAGAAACTAAAACAAACAGCAAAAATTCTTCATCAAAAAAAGAAAGCGCAATTGTTGAGTTCTGGACTAAAGAAATAGAAAGCTCAGATCAAAACGAAAAACCTTGGAGAGACGAAGCAGAAAAGTATTTTCAAATTTATAAAGACGAATATAATACAAAAAGCGGCATAGAATCTAAGCGTTACAATGTTTTTTGGTCAAATACACAGACATTACGCCCTCTTATATTCTCCAAGCTTCCAAAAGCTAACATAACACAAAGATTTACAGACGAAAACAAGGTTGCAAAAATAGCTTCTGAAATGATGGAGCGAGTGGTCAATTTATATCTTAGCGATTCAGAAGCTGAAGACGTTATTGGCAAATGTAGAGACGATTTTCTCATTGGTGGACGTGGTGTTGCGAGAGTTGTGTATGATCCCGAGGAAGTAATCGAAATTGAAGACGGCGGAGAGATTATCCAAGAAATCGATAATTCTGAAAAAAAATGTCGTTTAGAATATGTTGACTGGAATAATTTCAGGATTTCGCAAGAAAAAGAGTGGTCTAAAGTTCGTTGGATAGCGTTCAGACACTTTAAAACAAGGGATGAGTTAGTTGAAGATTTTGGTAAAAAAGGAAGTGCGGTTGATTTGAATAAAAAGCGACTCGATTACTCAAGCAGCTCAATAACTAGCGATGACGATAATTTTAAAGTTGCTGAGATTTGGGAAGTTTGGGATAGAGAGAGCGAGAAAGTTTTATTTTTAACTATCGGCGGAAACGGCCTTCTTTTAGACGAACAAGAAAACCCTTACAATTTAAAAGGATTCTTCCCGATTCCAGCACCTCTAGGCAGCAAATCTGACCCAACTTCATTAACCCCTATTCCGCTCTATAGACTATATAAGAGCCAAGCGGAAGAGTTAAACAAGATAGATGCAAGAATTAAGTCTCTAATAGAGCAATGCAAAGCAACAGGTGTTTATTCTTCTACCGCCGAACAGTCTGATATTGAAAATCTGTTTAATGGCGATGATGGCTCTTTCTCTCCTTTACGCAGCACAACAGGAATTCAAAAAGTTAGTGATTTAGTCTTATTTAAGCCTTTGAACGAGATTATTTTAACTATAAGAGAATTACAGCAGCATAAAATTGAGATCATCAACGCAATAAGAGACATCACGGGTATTTCTGATATTGTGAGGGGCGTTTCAACAGCTTCAGAAACTGCAACAGCGCAGCAATTGAAGGGTAATTTTGCTATATCAAGAATACAGCCTATCCAAAAAGAAATAGAGTTCTGGAGTCGAGATTTAATTCGATTACTAATAGAGCTAGCAGTTGAAAACTACACAACTCAAGAGCTAGCAGAAATGACTAGCTTAAAAGTCATAGATATTGAGACAATAGCAGCGCAGACAAGAGACAGGCAAAAGGTCTTGATGATGGAAGCTCAAAAGCAAATTGACCCAAATGACCCGCAAATCAATGAAAAAATTGATATGCTTAAGCAGCAAGCAGAAAAAGGGTTTAAAGAAACTTTAAAGCAGCCGCTGGAATTACTTAAAGGTTATGCAATAACCCCGCAGCAGCTTCAAGAATTAGATTTTTTGATTAAGAGCGACAAAATGCGCACTTTTTTAGTTGATGTTGAGACCGACTCAACAATAAGAATTGATCAGCAGCAGGAAAAGCAAAGTAGAATCGAATATATAACTGCAATTAGCAATTTCTCTAGTGCATTTTTCCCGCTGCTTCAATCTCAAATCATAACGCCCGAAGCATTCCAACAATTCTTAATGTTTATAAGTAAGCCTTTCAAAGTCGGCAGGAATGTCGAGGAATCTTTACAAAGAAAAGAAGAGAAAGAAGAGCAAAAGCAACCTTCAGCTGAAGAGATGCTTGCACAAGCTGAGCTACAGTTAAAGCAACAAGAATTACAACTAAAACAACAAGAGCTTCAAATCAAAGCTGATCAAGCACAGCAAGAGTTAGATATAAAGAAAGCTCAAGTTAAATTTGATATAGAGAAGCATCAAGACAACTTAGAGTTTGAAGACGTTAATAGACAAGCAGACAGAGAAGCAAGCAGACTTGACATGATCGTGAAAGCTAGAACAGAAATCTTGAACGATCAAATAAGAAACTCCAACCAGCCCGCACAAGTTTAATGATTAAAAAGCTAGTTTACGAAAACGGCAAGGCTCTTTGGATTGAAAAAGAGTCAATAAGACCTTTTCGCCAAGGAAAAGAGGATTTAACAGTTGACGGCTATATTAGCAAGCATGGCGGGATTTTTAGTCACGCTGATAATAAGATTCACACTACTAAAAAATCCTACTTAGACGGCATAAAATCCAAGGGTTATCACATCAAAGACTATAATTAAAACATGACAGAAGAAAACAAAATAAACGACTCTTTTTCTAAGGAGCTAGATCAATTTTTTAATCAAGATGTAGCTACAAATCCAGAAGAAGAAACAAAGCTAGATGTAGCAAACAAAGAAGAAGAGCCAGAAAGCGAACAAATTGAAGATGAGACTTTAGTTGGCGAGGAGGAGTCGAAAGAGACCCTAGAAGATGATAAACAAGATTCTGAAATTGAGGAGATAAAAGAACTAGAAAGGAAGCTCGGTGGGCAACCCAAGGAGTTCAAGGAGCTCGTCAAATCAGTGAAAGATAAAGAGCTACAAACTAAAATTCTTGAGGCAGGCAAAGTGGCGCGTGCAAGAGAAGATAGAGTAAGTTTAGAGCTTGGCAATCTCAAGAAAGAATACAGCAACGTTAGCGGTTTACTAAAATTTTTAGACACAAACCCTGCCGAAGCTATTAAACACATTGCAAAGGTCGTCAAAATTGACCTTAAAAGTCTCACAGAACCTGTTGAGGATAGCTATGATTATAATTATAGAACCCCTGAAGAGATAGAGAGAGACAAGCAACTCGAAAGTATTAAGCAAGAGTTACAGCAGCTAAAAAATCAAAAAATCAATGACGAGTTTTCTGTTATCGAGCAAGAAGTAGAAAATTTTGCTAACGATATAGATGAAAGTGGCGATCTTAAATATCCTCATTTCGACGTTTTACAGTCTTCAATAAAAGATATTCTTGAGCTGGAGAAGGTAAAGCTAGGCTTGCCTAAAAACTCACAAGAACGCATTTCTAGGCTTAAAAAAGCTTATGAAAAAGCCGTTATTCTTGATGACGACCTAGGCAGTAAAAGAGATGAGCAGATTTTAAGAAAAGCTAAGGAAAGAAAAGAATTAGAAATTGAAAAAGCTAAAAAACTTAAAAAGCTATCAAGTCGCTCTTCTTCCTTTGCAATCAAACCCGCTTCATCAAAAGACGCTCTTTCTGAGATATATGACAGATGGTCTGTTGGCAACATTTAAAGCTTAATATTTATTAAATAACCTTAATAAATATAAAAAATGCCAAATCCCAATAGTTACTCAAATCTACTCACCACCACTCTCGATAATTATAAAGCAGAGATTACTAGCAGCATAGTTAATAATCACCCTTTACTTAACAGACTGCAATCGAAAGGAAATATTGTTAAAGTTTCTGGTGGTGCGACTTTTCAAGAAAAAATTTCATATGCAACTAACGGCACTGTTCAGTACCAAGGTGAATATGATACTTTTAACACTACCCCGCAAGACGTTTTAACTACCGCAACATTCAATCAAAAAATCCTTACAGGAACTATGACAATGAGTGATTTGGAGATGAAACAGAACGCTGGCAAGGAAGGCTTTATTAATCTAGCTGAAGCTAAAAAGAAAGTTCTAAAAGATTCTTTAGCAAACCAATTAGGCTCTTCAATTTATGCTGATGGCACTGGTACTGGTGGAAAAGAAATCGGCGGTCTTCAACTTTTAGTTGCTGATGACCCGACAAGCGGAACAGTAGGAAATATTAATAGAGCAAATTTTTCAGTTTGGAGAAATAAAATCTATGATTTTTCTGTTGAGTCAGCGACTGCTTCAGCAAGCACTATGCAAGCTGCATTTAATGCCCTTTGGACTCGTTGCCAAGCGCAGGCTGGTGAATTACCTGACTTAATTGCTGCCGACAGCATTTATTTTGGTTTTTTCGAAACTTCACTTCAAACAGTTCAGCGAATCACCGACCCAGCAATTGGAGCATTAGGATATTCAAGCTATCGCTATAAAAACGCAGATGTGTTTTACGATCCTGAGTGCCCAGCTTCGCACGCTTACTTCTTGAACACAAACCACATTTTCTTAAAATACTTAGGAAAGGATTTGTTTGAAGTTGGTGAAACTTCGCGCCCAGTCAATCAAAACTGCTATGTTACACCTATCGTTTTAACTGGTAACATGACGATCGATAATGCTCGTGTTAACGGCGTAATGCACCCTTAATCTAACCTTAATTTTATTAAAACATGCCTTACACAATTTTAGAAGAAAGAATAATCAACCAAGCGATTACAGAAACTTCTACAACTAAAACAGTTCCTGTTGGAACTGTTATTAACGCGAATGATCCAATTTACGGCGAAGGTGAATTTGTTTATTTAGCGGGCGTTGCCTCTACTGCGATAGGCGATGCAGTAATTTTTGATCAATATGCTGGGACAACTACAAGAGCCGTTTCTGCATCTCGTGGTCCAGTAGCGATCGCAATGTCTGCAAACGTAGCTTCAAGTTATGGCTGGTATCAAATTAGAGGTTCTGCGGTTGTTAAATCAGCTACTGCAGTAGCTGGCGCAAGACCTTACGTTACTGCTACCGCAGGCACTATTGACGATGCAGTTTCTGCAACTAATGCAATCGATGGCGCAAACTATAAAACTGCTGATGGTACCCCTTCAGCTGGCTTTGCAGTTGTCCAAATCGCTTTCCCTGCTTTAAACGGAAACGGCTAATAAATAATTAAAGGGGGTATAAAAACCCCCTTTAATTTCAATAAATTAATAAAAAACAAATGAAAGAAAGACTAGTTTTAGATGTAAAACCCAATCAACTCGTATTAACGAGAGACGGCGGTTTAAAAGTAGCATTTTTCGATAAAATTTATGAAGTTTCTAAATTTGTTGATGATAAAGGGATAGTGATTTCTTCAAAAGAAGAACCTAGACTTTACATAAGAATTGAGAATCCAGCGGACACTACAACAATTGTGGAAAGAAAGGCAGGAGACAGAAGAATTTTAGCTGGCGAAGATATTCGCCTAGTTCCAGAAACTGAATTATTCTCAAGGGCTTACGAAAAATATTTAGAAGTAAAGAATAGCGCAGCTTCAGCTGATCCTTATGCCGAAATTGAAGAGCTTAAGAAAAAGCTTGCTGAATCTGAAGCTAAGAAAGCAAAAACTGCTGAAGTAGCAGCGGAAACAGTAGCTAGCAAGGAAAACTCAAAAAAAAGCTCTAAGTAATGTCACTTTTAACATTAGCGCAGAGCATTTTACAAGAAACTAAGAGCAGTAGTATTCCTACTAGTATTATAGGGAATAATGAAGACTCGGCAAAGCAAGTTTTAGAAGTTGTAAAAATATCAACAATTGAGCTTTGCCGATCTTTTGACTGGCAAGAACTACAGAAAGAAAATTTTTTTACTTCTGTTGGTGCGACAGAAGGCTATAATTTACCAGAAGATTTCGACAGATTTATCAATAACACGTTCTGGAATTCAACTAAAATGACGGCTCTTGAAGGAGCTATGACACCGCAGGAGTGGAGATTGTTAAAAAATTCCTCTATTTCTGGCGGAGCTTCTTGTGAATATTTTAGAATTAGAGGCAATCAAACTTTAATTTTTCCAATTCCAACTTCACCAGAAAGTTATGTCTACGAGTACATAACAAGCAAAGTCATTCAGAGCTCATTGGGCGCAGCACAAACTAGTTGGCTCGCTGATAGTGATGTTCCTTTAATAGACGAAACAATTTTAAGGCTAGATTCAACTTGGAGATGGCTAAAAAACAACGGCCGCCCTTACTCAGAAGAGCTAAGAATTTCTAACTTAGCGGTTGCAGAAAGAGCTAGAATAAACGGAGCAAGAAAAACAATCCGCCATAATTATTCTGATAGTGATGCGAGAGTTGGTTATCCAAAATTAGTAACTCCTTAGATGCCTTTAGTAATTAATAAAAGCTCTAGGTTAAACGAAATTAACCTCAATCCAAATTATGTAGGATTAAATCAAGAAAGAAGTGGGTCAGCGTTAAGATCAAATATTCCCTCGCCTGTTGGTGGATTAAATACTAGAGATGCGGAAAGTTCGATGGAAGCGACGGATGCCGTTTTGATGGAAAATTGGTTTCCATCGCAAGGTTATGTTTCAACAAGAAAAGGTTTTACTCAATACTTAACAGGCCTGTCTGGTTACGTTGAAACTTTGATGGAGTATAATGCGGGCACTACAAGGAAATTTATTTGTGCCAACGGTACCCAAATAAACGATATTACTAACGTATCAAGCGTAATTAATTTAGGCAGCGGCTATACTAATGCGAGATGGCAATGGGTTAATTTTAATTCTTATCTGATCTTAGTTAATGGCTCTGATACTCCGCTAACATTTGATGGGAACACATTAGCGACCAGCACAATATCAGGAAGCGGATTAACTCCAGCCCAATTAAACGGTATAAATGTCCATAAAAACAGGGTTTATGTCTGGTCTTCCAATAGTCAAGATGTGTGGTATGGAGCAACAAACGCCATAGGTGGAACATTCACTAAATTTCAACTTTCACGCGTCGCCCCTTTTGGTGGCAATTTAATTTCAATGATGACTTGGAATTTGGACGGCGGAAATGGTGTAGATGATTATGCTATTTTTCTAATGTCTTCGGGTGATGTCCTGCTCTACCAAGGTTCTGATCCTGCAAATTGGTCATTACTTGGAACTTACAAAATAGGTCGTCCTATTGCCATAAGAGGAGCTAAGAAAGTCGCTGGTGATGTGGTTATTATTACTGATCAAGATTTTGTCTTTTTTAGCGAAGTATTTAAGAATGATGGAGCAGTTACTCAAAAAGGTAAGCTTTCAGGCGCAGCTTTAAATGCAGTTAATGCTTATTCAAGCAATTATGGCTGGGAAGTTGTGTTGTATTCAAAAGGTGGCTGGCTTCTTTTTAATGTGCCAGTAGCTAACAACCTTACTTACCATCAATACGTAATCAATACGATTACGGGGGCAGCAACCAAATTCACAGGCATAAACGCTAATACTTGGGGGTTATTCAATAATAACTTATATTTTGGTGGTAATGGTTCTGTTTATAAAGCAGACGATGGCTTAAGCGATAACGGCTCTAATATAGCCTGCAAAGCACAATCTGCTTATTCTAACCTCGGCAGCCCTCAAGAAAAAACAATAAATTCTTTTAGAAACACAGTCAAAGCAGATGGCTTAGTCGTTTTCAATACTACAGTAAACTTTGATTACGGCAAATCTTTTTTAGCTACACAAAATTCAAGCTCTGCTTCTAGCGGCTCTTTGTGGGATGTCAGCATGTGGGATATGTCTTCTTGGAGTCCAGAAAATATCACTAGGAACGAATTAATAATATCATCGGGGCAAGGTGTAGATGTTAGTATGACGATAAAAGTCGATCTAAACGGGCAGCAAGTTAATTGGTACAGGACAGATTACAGCGTAAGCGTTAATAATAGTTTATAAATAAAATTATGGGTTGGTTAAAAAAAGCCGCAAGCACAGTCGCGAAAGTTGGTAGTTTTGGCATTGGAGGAAATAATTTTGCAGGAAGTGGAAGAAATATTTTTGGTGGAAAAGAGGCTATATTTAATGATGACGGAAGCATTCTTAGTTTTGGCGGTGAAAAAACTAAAAAAGATGGAACGCCTTACACAAAACAAGATTTAACGATTGCTAATTTATTTTCAACTTTATCTCCAGAGCAACAAAAAGATTTATTACTCAATAACCCAACTATTGAGACACCCGAGGGCGGACAATCTTACGACCCTTACACAAATACAATTACACTAAAAGAAAGTGATTTTACTAAATCTGAAAGGCTACGCCAAGAAGGTTTAGCTGCTCAATTAAGTGGCTCTCTAAACGGCGATTTCTCAAATAATGGTCAAGCTATTCAAGATGCTACTTTCGCACGCGGTAAGGCACAGATTGATCCAATCGTTAAGCAACAAAGAAGAGAGTTAGCTCAACAACTAGCGGACCAAGGAATGCCCGCTGGTTCAGAGGGCTATAATGAGGCCATGAATCGCTTAGATGATTCAATTGCTCGTCAATACACCGATTTAAGCCAAGCCTCAATTCAAACTAGCGAGCAAGTTAGGGGTCAAAGATTTAACGAAATAGCTTCATTACTTGGCCGTTCGCAAGTCGGTGCTGGCTCAAGCTTTGCTCAAAATCAGGGATCTAATTTTAACGGTCTCGATTTATTTGGAGCAGAACAATCTTCTATCAATAGAGCTTTCCAAAACGAACAAAACAGATTGCAGCTAAGGCAGCAAAATAAAAACGCAATTTATAGCGCACTTGGTGGCTTGGGGGCTGCTGGAGTGCAAGCTGCGCCTGGAATTATAGCCGCAGCTTCCGACAGAGATTTAAAAGAAAACATTAAGCAAATCTCTATTTCACCAAGCGGAATCCCAATTTATGAATTTGATTATAAAGATAAGAAAAATGGTGTTGGAACTTACGAAGGCGTTATGGCCCAAGATTTACTAGAAAGCAACCCTAGCGCTATAATAAAAGGAAGAGACGGCTATTTAAGCGTAGATTATTCGCAGATTGACGTAGAGTTTAGGAGGATCAAATAATGGTTAACAGAAGCAATGTTGAAAGACCCGCGGTAAATAGAAGTTCGGTTGCTCAAAGTTTGGGTGGATATTCTGCAAATCAAAATAGCCAGCAGCAACTTGCAACTGGTAGGAGTATTTCGCAAATGGCGATGGATTCGTCAAACTTTGGCGGAGGAGCTGCGAGAGGCATTGGTTTAGCTGCTCAACTAGCAACAGCGGGAATTGGAGCTTATGCTCAATACAAAGCGCAAAAAGACTTAAATGAACAAGAATTTGCTTCACAACAAGCTTTTGCAAAACAATTTCCTCACTTAGCTGATATAGCTTCAACATTGTCGCCAGAAACTCGTCAATCTTATTCATTAGAAGCTTTAAAAGCTTCTCTAAAATCACCAGAGCCACAAAGCTCAATTGGCAAAATTGCGGCTGACTATCAATCAGGAATTATTGATGATTCAACATACAGATCAGCCATAAAGAAAGAAAGCTCTTTTGCTCCTGACTCTAGTTCGTATGGCGGTGCAACTGGGGCAATTGTAAACAATCTTAGAAGAGAAAACCCGAATCTTACTTATGCACAAGCTTTATCACAAGCCCAAGGTTTAGCAAGGCAAGGTTTAGAGTTTGATGCTTCAGGAAATGTTGCCCCTATGGCGGGCTTACTTGATTCAAAAAGCGCATCAAAAGCGGCTGAATCTGAGGGCGCTGAAGTTGGAAAAGGCAGAGGTGAAGCTAGATCAAGCTTAAATTCTCAAGAATCTAAGCTTCCAGAATTAGAGCGCACAGTAAAAGAACTAGGCGAACTAAGTAAAAAAGCGACTTATACAAAAACGGGTCAAGCAAGAGATTTTGCTCTGAGGGAGGCGGGCTTACCGATGTCTGAAGGTGGCAATGCTCGCGCGGAATACATTTCAAAGGTAGATAATCAAGTCCTTCCTTTATTAAGAGATATATTCGGCGCAGCCTTCACACAAAAAGAAGGGGACACTTTAAGGGCAACTCTTGGAGACCCGAATAAATCACCGACCGAAAAAGAAGTCATTCTAAAATCATTTATTACTCAAAAGAAAGCCAGCATTGAATCAACAAAAAGACAATTAGGAGATACAGATAAAGCAACAAATTCGCAATCACAAGCAAGCGGAAAGGTTGGAAATATTGGCTGGAGGTTAAAATAATGCCTAATTTAGAAATTGATGGAGTTGGTGAAATTGAAGTTGATGAGGGTTTTAAAAACTTAAGTCCCGACCAACAAAATTCTTTTGTTCAAAGCGTTATTCAACAAGCAAAACCACAGTTAGCTCAAAATAATCAAAATCAAATATCACAAGATTCTTTTAGTTCAAGAAACTTAAAAAGGGCTGGTAACTTTGCCGCTGGTATACCGCAAGGCCTCGGCAATTCTGTTATCGGTGGAGTTCAGGCTGCTACAGATGTCGGTGAGAGTGCTGCAAGATTAATAGAAAAACTATATTTTGGCGATAATATAGGGATGCAAACCTTCGGCAATAGATTAGCTGAACAAGTAAAAGTTAGAAAAGAAGAGCAAGATAAATTACCAACTTCTGAAAAAGTAGGGACTGTGTTGGGCGAAATACTTCCTTTTTTAACCACGGGAGTTGGAACGGGTGCTAAAGTTGCCGCTGCTACTGGCTCAAAAATTGCTGGATTAGCTGTTGGTAGTGGAGTTGGTGGGGCAGTATCGCAAGGTTTATCTCAACAAGAAGAGGTTGGCTTAGAAAATAGGGCAAAGGAAACATTAGGTGGAGCAATCACTGGAAGTTTGTTCGGTGCTGGCTTGGGCACAGTTGCAAAAGTTGCTGGTGGTAGCTATAACATAGGTAAAAAATTAGTTACCGCAAAAAGTCCAGTTGACATTATAGCCGCTAAATTACCCAGACAAGAGACAGTTGCCTTACTCGATAAATTAAAAAATGTCGATAATTTACCAGAAAATCCAATTTTATTACCTGATATAGCGGGTGATTCAATAAAGGGGTTAACTCGTGCAGTTGGTAAAATTTCAACGGCTAGAGATATAGTTCATGATGCTTTAGAAAAAAGAAGCGAAGGAGCTTCAAAAAGAATTATAAACCATCTATCTAAAGATGTTTCTTCGGTAAATAGCTATTTTGGTAACTTAGATGACTTAATTAAATCAAGGCGAGATTTATCCGCTCCCCTTTACGAAAAGGCCTTTGGTAAGGGTAAGAGTTTAGAAGCAATTGATGAAGAATATGCGGCAAAAATTAATGATTTACTGCAAAGAAAATCAATTTCTGGCAGCACTTATTCAAGCGATAAAATAAATCAAAAATCATTAAATAAATCTGGTGAAGAATTAAAAATTTTGGAAGAATGGAAAAATGCGAGACAATCCGCAGTTCCAGTTGGTGGCCCTCAACTATCAGTTAAAGGTAACGAAAAGCTTTTTGAAAAAATACAGCCAGAGCTAAAGTCAGTTAGGAAAGAATTCAGAATCTCGCCAGACGAAGCTCCTGATAATTCTTTGTTATTACTGGATATGGTTAAGCAAAGTCTTTATGACAAAGCTGAAACTCTTAAAAGAACGGGCGCAAAATATGCTGCTACTATTCCAGACGGGCTAAGGGTAGAACTTACTCAAAAACTTAAGGCTCTTAGTCCTGATTACTCTCAAGCATTATCAATTTTTGAAGATTCTAGTAAGCTAATAAATGCTCAACAAAAAGGTTTACAGTTTTCTAAGTTAAAGCCCGAAGAAATCAAAAGGCAGATGTTACTATTATCACCAGCTGAAAGAGATTCTTATAGAATAGGAGCTAGAGAAGATTTGCAAAAAACAGTGTTTTCAACTCCCGATGGCGCAGACTCTTCAAAACGTATCTTTGGTAATGATTTTAAAAGAGAGCAGCTAAAGGCAGTAATAGGCAACGACCTAAAGTTTGAAGAATTCCAAACTAAAATGATCTCTGAAATGAAGGCCGCAGACACTAAAGCAAAAGTTTTGGGTGGCTCAAGAACTGATTACAACTTGACCGGGGATGATGAGTTTTTAAATGAAGCAATCAAAGGCAGTTTAACTGTAGCTAAAAGCAAGCTAAATCCATTTACTCTAATAGAAGCAACTCACAACGCCCTTAGTAACAAATTTGCGGGCATAAACAAGAAAAATGCTGACGAATTGGCTAAGATTTTAGTAAACAGAGGAGCTTCAATTAAAGCATTAGAAAGCATTTTAAGAAGGCAAAAAGAACCGCTACAGAAAAGAGTTATTACTGACGTTAAACAATACATTTTAACCAACTTAGCTACTCAATCTACTTTAGAAAATCAATAATTTAAAAGATGGCTTTTAACGGAACGGGAACATTTAGCAGACTTTACAACTGGCTAACTGATAAAACAAATTCTATACCAATCACAGCGTCCAGAATGGATGATGAATTTAATGGAATTGCGACTGGTCTTTCAAGTTGCATTACAAAAGACGGACAAACAACAATCACCGCCAACATTCCATTTAATTCAAGAAAAATTACGGGTTTAGGGGTTGGTAACGCAAGAACCGATTCAATAAATATTGGTCAGGTTCAAGACGGGCAATTTACTTACTTAGGAACTACGGGAGGAGCTGCTGACGCGTATACGCTACTATCACCATCACCAGCAATTACCGCTTACACAACAACAATGCGGTATTGCGTTAAAATTCACGCAACAAATGCAACCATCACCCCTTATCTACAAATTAGCTCAATTGGAACACCAGCAAGTGACGCAGTAATTAAAAAAATAAATGCAAGCGGAAGCGAAGTGGCTGTTGATATTGGTGAGATCATTGCGGGTAAAATTTACCAATTTCAAAGAAATTCTTCAAATGACGCGTGGATTTTATTAAGAGAAAATGAGGCGTTAGTTACTAGCAGAGGTATTTCTTATCTGCCGAATCAAATTATTCTTTCTAACAACGTAAGCAATCCCAATACCCACATAGATGCGTCTGCTGGAAATTTTCAATTTTCTGATGGAAGTGGACAAGCAGTTTCAAGCGCAATAACAAAAAGACTTGACGCATCTTGGACACCGGGGACGAATCAAGGCGGCTTATTTAGTGGAACAAAGGCTATAAACTCAACTTACCACTATTTTGCAATCCACAATCCAACAACATTAGCGAAGGACGGTGGTTTTCTTCTTGGTGTCGCTGGAACTGTGCCAAATCCAACAAGTGTTTTACCAAGCGGTTACACCAAATTTGAAAGAAGAGGTTCAATTCTAACTGATGCAAGCGGCAATATAAGAGGGTTTACGCAAATTAAAAATTATTTTATATTATCTAATCGAGTTTCTGATTTTTCTGGAACGGCAACAACAACAGCAACATTGCATAGCCTTACAGTTCCCCTCGGATTATCTCTTATTGCTAACATCGATTTTTGGGCTGACCCAAACGCTGGATATCTTCAATATGGGCTGATCTCATCTCCGCTGACTAATAGCGAGGTTCCGTCATCTTCAAATTTTAATGCAGAAGTTGAGCAGACATATGAAAATAGAACAAAGCGTGGCTTTGATTTGTTTACCAATAGAAGCGGTCAAATCAGAACCAGATGGACAGGAACCGCAGAGATATCTCAAAGGATTTTTACAAAAGGTTGGCTCGATACTGAAATTTAAATTTGAATAACCATGATTTTTAAAAATACTTTAAGTGGCAATATTTTTGAAACAGAAAATCCTAATCAATCGAGTGATTGTGTAGAGATATCTAATAGCAAAGAGGGGTCAGAATACATTCTACAAAAAGCAATATCCGCTAAAGTTAAAGAATTGAATATCTTTCACAACTCAGCAACAGCGAGAACATTAAAAATCAACCAACATTATCTTCTTTCTTTAACAAAAGAAGGCAGGGATTTAGTGCGTGAGCAAATAGATAAATTACAGTTGAGAGTTTCTGAAGGGTCAATAACTGAAGAAGATGCAATTTTTATCTATTACTACAACGGCGGGTCAGTCAGTATAACGCTTTCTCAGTTAAAATGTTTACACAACTTCATGATGACTATCGTTGATAATAATTTTATCGCATGGAGGAGTAATGTTAATAAAATAAAGGCACTAACAACGCTAAAAGACATTTCTGACTACGATTTTTCTGAGGGTTATTTAATAAATCAAAATATTGATATATAATTACGGTTTTGTTGGAGATTTAACAACTGAACCATAAACGCATATTAGGACAGTTTTTTACAAAATATAATCCATTTTCATTATTGCCATTTTTAGAATGGAGCGGGAAAATAGACTTACAAAATGAGGTTATTTTAGAACCATTCGCGGGAGAAAATAGTTTAATTAAATTTTTAATAAACAATAATCTGTGCAATAGATATGCTTCTTTTGATATAGAGCCGAAGGCAATAGATGTCCACTTAAGAGATAGCTTAAAAGATTTTCCGATTGGATTTGACACTTGCGTTACAAATCCCCCGTGGCTCGCAAAAAACTCAGCTACGAAAATGCAGGTGCCATTTTATGCGGGTGAGTATGACGATCTATATAAATATTCTCTTAGTAAGTGTTTAGAGAATTGCAAAAATGTTATAGCCATTATCCCAGAATCTTTTATTAGAGCTAATTTATTCTCGGGAAGATTAAATACTTTTATTTCACTTACTAATAATGCTTTTGACGACACAACGCATCCTGTTGGTATGGCATTATTTGACGGCATAGAAAGTGATGATGTAAAAATATATCGAGATAATCATTTTATAGGTATGTTGTCAGAGATAGAAAAAAAAAGACCTCCTTACACAAATAATACTGAAATTATTTTTAATGAACAAAATGGAAATATAGGTTTAATAGCTTTAGATAATTGCAAAGAAGCATCTATTAGATTTTGCGATCCAAAAGAATTGAGGAATTATGAGGTTAAGAAGCACGGAAGGCATATTACGATAATAAATGCTCCATTTAAACCAAAAATAAAAGACTACAATGATATTATTAAGAATTTTAGACAAATTACCCAAGATGTTCTTATGACTTCTTATCGAGGAATTAGAAAAGACGGCTTTTATAGAAGGCGTCTTGATTGGCAATTGGCAAAAGATATAATTTGTTATGCGGCTTAATATGATAAAACCACCTAATTACGATGCTATAGAAGTAGAAATGTGGCGTAAAAATGCCGAGGAGAGTATTTAAAACAATTCGAAGCTATAACTAATTTTGAAATACTAAATAAGGGCGGAGATAATGCGGAGTATATTACTTCGGATGGGCATATTGTGGATGGCAAGACTTTACAAGATAAGGCGATTGCTAAATCTTTAGATTTTAAATGGATCACAAATGGTATTCAATGCTACGCAAGCCATAAATATACCAAAGAATCAGGTGGCAATCAAGATAGCCAATATAAAGAACAATTAAGTTTGTTGAGGAGCTTCCAACGCAGAACGCAAGGTAATATAGCTTTTTTTGTCATATATGATGGTAAATTGTATGATCATTCAAGAATGAATCAATTACAAAGCCTTACTAGATTAAATAAGCCTTATAGTTTTGCTTGCCACATTGAGGATGTATTGGAAAAATTAGAATTTTTATCTATCAAGCCTTAAAGTGTATAAATCCGGACTTATTAAGTGGTGACTTTGAATTGATAGACATATTGACGGGGGAAGGAATTGGTAAAAAAATGAGTTATTTAGATATACACGTTGCTTTTTCTTCTTTTTTACGTCAAATCCAATTATTACCGCGATAAATGAAAGACGGAACAATTATAGCTTTTAGCAGCCGCTTTGGCATAAAGCACTTTCTATATTACCCATTTCGCTACTTAATACAACTTTTTACGGGTAGCAGAATAGAACACCTGGGGATTGTATCTTTTGGCGATTTATATGAAGCAAGAACGCCGCAAGTTATAAAAAGCAACGCATTAGAAAGAGTCAAAAATACAGCGGATCACATTAAAGTTTTTAAATATGAGCCTAACTTTAATTTAAATGATTCTCAGAAAGTTGCTTTATATAGAGATTTACAGGCTCAGCTTGGTAAAAAATACGGAATAATTGACGCGGCGTTTTCAGCTATTGATCGGCTGCCATTGTTTAGATTGTTTTTAAGTAAAGATAAAGCGATTAGTGAAAAACAATTTTGTTCAAAATTGTGTGCCATCGCTTATCAAAAGCTTGGGCTAATTTCGAATAGAATAAACAGTTCAAGACTACATCCGAAAGAGTTTATAACAATAATAAACGAAAATAATTTAACTGGCGGCAGAGTGAGCGTTAAGTGATTAAAAAATTCTCTAGTAAATTTGGTTTTTTAATATTTGCGTTAGTCCAAATATTTATTGGCTTCTGCATCTATTTTCAGTTAGCAATGCCGCAGGATCATTATAATTACTCAATAAATGGCGCAAAAATCAAAACAAAACTTGAAGATATAGTCAATCAATGCGGCAGCAACTCATGGGTAAGTTGGCTAATAGTAGATGGCAATAGAGCGACTGGCAGATATAATTTTCAAGATGTTATCGGATGCAAGAAAGCAAAAGAAGAACAAGACTGCTCATTTTCAGTTAAAGACGCAAAACTAAACCCTTTCTATGATCAAGATTATCATGTAATTGATTTACTTACGTACAAAATGCTGGCAGCTATGAATAACGGCGAAGCCGCTTATTATGGAGATGTAAAGCAATTAAAAAAATTTTTATCAATAAAAGAAATATTAGAATCAACAAATCATAAAGTGATTTCGGCGGGTTTTTCAATAGTTAAAAATACACAAAATAATTTGGTTCACGTTTTTATTTTAAGTAAAACTGAAGGCGCTAGTGACTCTTGCGACCAAACAACAACTACACAACTACTCGAAGAATTGTCTCTTTACGCAAGAGGTTTTTTATAAATGTCGGCGGTATTTTTAGAGAAAGCGTTCTGGGGATTTTTGGCGTTGGTCGGCGTTCTAATCACTTCAATCTACACGCTTTTCGGGCGCATTGTAGCAAAAGACGCAGAGATTAACAGAATAAAAACAAAAGAAGAGATAAAAGAAGAATTTAGGCCGGAATTTCAAAAGTTAGATGCTAAGATTGAAAAAATAGAGACTAGAGTAATAAGTTTTGCCGCTGTTTTAGAATCTTTTAAAAGAAACGAAAATGGTAATCACATACACGTAAACAATCTTTTATCTAAAATATTAGCACAAACGCAAAAATAAAATAATTATATTCTTCATGAATCAATGCAAAAAAGAGGCACCTTCACCGTCAGTTGAAAACTCTAATTCACCGTCAGTTGAAAACTCTAAAATTTGGCTAAATTTTTTTAAAGAAAATAAAATCATGGCGATAAGTCTTTTCAACAAAATAGGCTACGCCATAATTGCCTTTTCTGCAGCCTCTGGACTGGCTTTTACCGCTTATTTTATAAAAACTTTTTTATAAATGTTTATTTTTAGAATTATAAAGTCGCTATCAATTGTCGTTATCGCAATGTTTGGGATAATTTTTGGCAAAACTATCTCCAAAAACAAAAACTTAATTGAGCAAATTAATGATACTAAACAAACCCAAATTAGGAGGTCAAAGCGCGATCTTGATTCTGACGATTCTATTCGTCAGCGCATGCAAAAATTTACAAGGCCAGACTAATCTTTGCACAACTTTTAAACCAATTACAATCACTGAAGAAGAAAGAGTACAATTAATTTCAATTGATACCTTAAGACAAATTGACGACTTCAACCAGGAATGGATTATTCGCTGCGAATAAAGTCGAATAAATTATTTAATATCGTGAATAAATGGATTTAGAAAAGCTAAAAAAGCAGCTTATTATTGATGAGGGTTGCGTTTTAGAAGTTTATTGTTGCAGCTTAGGCTTTCCAACCTTTGGCATAGGTCACTTACTAACAAAAAACGATCCTGAATATTACGCTTACAATGCTTTAAAAAAAGGCGGAAAACTCAAAGTTTCACAAGAAAGAGTTGACGAAGTATTTAAAAAAGACATAGAGGGAGTGGTTAGAGATTGCTGTAGACTTTTTAAAAGCTTTAACGAAATGCATTGTGAGTTGCAGCAAATTCTAGCAAATATGATGTTTAATTTAGGTTTTAATAAACTTTCTAAGTTTACAAACACAATTAAAGCTATAAATAATAAAGATTATGAACTCGCCGCTTCCCTTTTAAGAAGCTCGCTTTGGTTTAAGCAAGTGGGAAAAAGAGCAGAAAGATTGTGTAATAGGTTAGAAAATATTAAATAAAATGATAGTTTTTGACAAGGAAAGACAGGTTTTTTATATTAAAAACGATGACCCTGAGATAAAATTTTTTAGGCAAAAAATCGATAATTTCTTTAAAAAAAAGAAAAAATACACCTTCAAAAATGAAGAAAATTTTAAATCAAATAAAACTTATTATAAAAAATTTACGCCGCTCTCGTTTGCGTAAAAAATATTTAAATTTTTATTAGCTATGACACTAGAAAACAAAGATGATTTAATAGTAATTAAAAAACCAAAATTAAAAGAAATTGCAGCAAATTATTTGACAAAAGCTTATTATCTTTGGATCTCATTTCAAGTAGCTACAACAATGTTCTGGACTCGATTATTTAGTGGAGATTCTAGAGTAAGAATATTGCTCGAAAGTCCTGCAATAGTGCTTCTCTTCAATATTTTACTGTTCGCTTTTGTTGGGAATTTGTTCGGTGGTTTAGTAGGTCAAATAGCTCTATTTCTAACTTTTCTAAATGTCTTTCTTTTTTGCGTTGAAAAGTTGGACTGGACTGCGAAGCTCAAGAAGTAGATTTTAAAGAATAATTAACTTTTCTTTTTCTAATACTTTCAATCCATCTTCGACGCTTCTAGCTAGATAATATCTAGCATTCTTTAGCTGCTTACATTTAAACTCAAATTCTTGCTGCTCGGTAGATTGCTTCCCTTTTTCTGTCTTAAATTCAAGCCAGATCATTTCGGCGTTTCCACCGTTATCTTTAATAAATAGCCAGTCAGGTACGCCCCTTATTGCTCCCTTTTTCTTTAAAAGTGCGCCAGTAGCTAAGTTGCGCTTTTCACCGAATGGCATGTAAGTGGCAATTGAACAATTAAGCTTTTTATAAGCTTTGTATTGCTGAACTAGCTGTCCAAAAATAGTATGAATCTTATCTTCCAAGCCCAAACCTCTTCTTCTAATCATTCGCACCAACTAGTTTTTTTTTCGCCATGATATGGCCTAGCTACACCATATAAAATTAAAAGATCAGAAGCTTTTTCTTTATCAATCATTACGTCAGCTAAAACACGCCCTCCGTATTTGTCCCACTCTATATTATCGAAAGAAATATTTTTAGCTTTTTTAATTAAATCTTTCATCAATTCAGTAGCTTTTTTAGCTAAATCGCTTTCTTTTTTACAAGCCGATCTGCTGCCTTTTTCTGGCGTATCAACCCCATTTATTCTAACAAATAATTTTAGCTCGCTTGGTAAAAAAGGGGCTTCTATTTCCAGTGTATCCCCGTCAACCACTCTTTTAACTTTCCAATCATAACTAGACGCAAAAGAGGGGTTACAACTAACTAATAGAAAGAAAATTACTATGTTACTAAGTAGCGCTTTCTTTATTAATATAATAGCGCAAGAAGCCCCTTTTATCCCAAATAATTTTTTGACTTTTTCCTTTGATTTCACAAAATTTATCAAGTTTGCTAGATTTAATTAATTGTAAGATTTCAGTTTCAATTTTATCTTTTGCTTGAGTAGCGAATAAGGATTCTTTATAAGCTTCAGCTCTCTCTAAGAGTAAGCTTTCTATTTTAGAATTTTCTTCTAAAATTTTAGAACCAAAGTGGTCGGGCATTAATTGCGCCCACAATTGTTTTTCCCTTTGCAAACCCACCAAATCTTCGCTATTTTGAGGAAAAACCTTGGGATTAATATCATAAGCGTCTAAATCAGCTTGAAACGCTTCTAGTGCCTTTAAAATCAACTCTTGGAACGCTGGAAGAGCTGGGTGAATATAATAAACAAGATCATAGTATTGATCAAACTCAGAATATTTTTCTGCTTCTGCTTTAGCTAAGACATAACCCTTAAAAAAAGGCTCGTCATATTCTTTTTGCTTCGGAACTAATACCGCTATAAGCCCCCAAGACAAATTAAGAACCATCATTTGAAATTGATGCTGAAACAAGTATTGCAACTTTGTTCCTTGCTCGGCAGTAAACCCAGCAAAATAATTAGCTGTTTTTATTTCTAATGCGCCCCTACCCGACGAATGATTTATTTCTTTTTTGCCGTCAAAGTCTAAAATAACCGAATCAGCGATAGTTGAAACATAACCGTCTGGAGAGCAGGAAGCTAAAGGGTGTATCGATTTATTAACAATAAATTCGTCAGAAGTTTCGACTTGTAGCTTCGGCATTTCACTTTGTAGTCTTTGAGCAACGTAATTTTCCATGCCAATGCCAAAATCAGCAAAAACTTGATCTATTTTTGAAAGTTTAGCTCCAAATTTTACTTTCAGAAAGATTTCTTGGATTGTGCGAAACGGCCTTTCTTTATTTAAATCAAAACCGAGTTTTTCTAAATCTTTTTGACAATAGTGATAGATTAAAGCATATATTTCAGAGCCGCCTATAGTTGATTGTTTAGCTTTAAGCCATTCTTCCGTTCCCTGTTTAATCATGGTCTATCACCTCACAATAATCATCAAAAGCCCTTCTATCAGTTTTATAGAGATAATCAAAAACGGCCTCGGTGGGGTTTTTGATGTATTTAATCGCAAAGCCATACCTCTTCACTGCCGCTAGCTGCACGGCTTCGGTTTTGTATAGTTCTTTTTTTTTATATTTCATGCCTACCTAATTTAGATATTATTCCGCCTCAATAGCAGATAACAAAATTACATTAATTTGGTTCTTGGCATCAGAACCATAATAGTGTTATCGGAGTTATTTTCAAATTTTTTAATATCTCGCTAATTTATCTTTTATTAAAGATATGACGTGCGCGTGATAATCAGCTCTTGTTTGAGCTAAATATTTTAACTCTTCAGCCATGCCGCTTGTATAAGCTTCAACCGCTTTCTTATTCATAAGAGAGTCTAAGTTTTTTGTAACCCTATTGTAAATTTCTTCTGATTTCTCGTCAACTTGTGGCAATAAGTCGCCAGCCTCATCAATAACCTCTTCTTTGTTTAAGGGTTCAAAAGAAGCTTCGATAATATCTTTCAAGGGTAAGTGAGCCGCTTCCGTTTTGCTTTTTGCGGTAACTATAGCTTCATTTTGATCAAAAGCCTCTTCAGCGATATAATCGTTGCCAAATTCTTCGGGAAAAGCGGAGCGTAAAGCAGCGGCCTCGCAACATTTTTCTAATTGTCCGTAAGCTCTTTTAGCCCACATTGAATTTGGTGCAAGGCTATCATTCTTAATAGTCTTATAAGCTTCTTTCCAAAAAATCTTTGCGGAAAAAGAGCATTTTTGGTTTTCTACAAGTCTGAATACCGTAATTTTACACCATCTTGGGTAAGTCACTTCCGTACCACCTAGATTTTCCGTTACCTCTTCCCCGAACTCCGCCTCTGTTCTTCCTGCATATTTACCAGTTCTCGTTGCTGTCGTCCTAATTTCAGCGATAGAAGTCCAAATAGTATCTTTCATTGTTTTAGTTTTAGAATCCCAAATAGGAACTATCTGAATAGGTCTCTTCATTATATCCAGCTTTCTCGACTTACAATAATCAATCGCCATTAACAAAGTTTCATCTTTTTGCACGTTTGGATAAAGAATATCTTTTATAACTCTAAATTCTCTTATTCCAACGTTTCTTACATCTAAAGAAGCTAAAAGAGGATCTTTTTTTGTTATTAATTGTGTTTGGTTTTCTAGCATAAATTTATTATTTGAGATTAAGTTAATTTAATTAGTAATTTGAATAAGAGCTTCTTTTATTGCCTCTTTAGCATATTGCTTAGCATCTTCAATACTTTCATCATTCCAAACTTCTGCATTATAGGTTTTATAATCAGAACAAGCTAACTCTTCATTTTCAGTAATACCGAAGTTTTCAAGATACTCTTCAACTAACCTATCTTTTATTTCAGAAAGAGATTCTTTTACTTTTTCCAAATCACTTTGGTTGAGGCTGATTATCATGGTTTTTTTAAAGTAAATTAGTAGATACTAAATGTTTGATAAATGTTCAATGTAATTAACTTTATTTAAAGAAATAAAGAAGTAAAGAAGAAAGTTTATTATTTTTCAAACTTTCTTTTTGCTTTAAAAACTGCTTCACGAATAAGTTCTTCTAACCAATCTTTTTGCGATTTTCCGCTTCTAATAGCCGCAATCTTAAATTCTTTGTGCAAGTCTTCATCAATATCAACTCTAGAACCCTTTCTAACTTTAACGAGGTTATATTTTTTCATTGCTTGCTCTTGCTCCCTTTCTATTAAATCAGAGCTTTTAATAACCTCAAATTGTTGAGTTGGTTCTTGAATGAGCGTGGTTTTTTCATCGCTCATTTCTGCAATTTTTTCTTCTAATGTTTTGCGGGGCTGTATAATCTGTCTAGTCATTAAATATCTCCTGAAATAATTGTTCAAATTCTTGGTCAGCGATTTTATTTTTTGGCTTTAATTCAAAAATAGCTTTTCCTTGGTCGAAAGAGGTTACATAAGCAGACCTATCCTTTAAAAAAGCTTTTGAAAATTTAAAAAATTCAGGCTTAGCTTGGTTGATTAAAAAGTTAAGTGATGCCTCGCTTTTAATCATGTTGGGAACGAGTACGCACTTAATTTGAGTGTTTTTTGATAAAGCTAAGTTAGCCTCAACGTTTGAAATAGTTTTAATATCAATTACTGAAGATTTTATTGGCATTACTATTTTATCAGCTAGACGCATAGCAATCGTCATTTCCTTATCAATTCTTCCACCCGACTCAATAATAATTGTTTTGTGTTTTTTACTAATTTCTAGGATTTGCTTTTCCAACTCTTCGCTAGACATGTTTTTAATTAGCAAGTCAGGCTTTACTCCAAAGTCTTTTCTATCTAAAGATAATTCAAAAGAGCTGTATTGATTATTGTCGCAATCAATTAAAATCGCCGTTGGATCACCTTTTAAAACTCTTACAAAAAAATTGTAGGCTAGGGTTGTTTTACCAACCCCTCCTTTTTGACCCACGACAGCTAAAACAAAATTAGTCATTTTTCTCATTAATTTGTTTTTCTTCTTTTTTTAAACCTTCCTCAACATATCTAGCCATCATTTCTTGAATTTTAGAGTTTGTTTGAGCGGCTAAAATTTTTAATCTTTTTTGTAGAGCCTCATCGAGTCTAACATTAACATTTATCAAATTTTTAGACATAACTTTTTATTTATAGTGTTCGATTTTATTAATTAACTTTATTTAATTATTTAAAGAAATAATTTTATTCAGTCAACAATTATTAGTTTTTTAAAACTGATATATTTAATTTGGTAATCAAAAACGGAGTTTATGCAAAATAAAAAAGCTAATTCAGCTACGAAAGACAGCGAGTTTAGAGCTTATGTTTTTATTGAAAATTCTTTAAAAGAATTGGGCTGGAATGTAAAAAATCCCAATCGTTATGCAGATGGAGAAGTTTATACACAAGGTGAATGCTTAAACAATGAATTGATAAAAAAGCATTTAAAAACCGTGAAGCCCGAAAATGTTATAGTTATCAAAAATAACACTTTTTGGATTGTAGAAGCTAAAAGTGAACACAAGCAAATAGAGCAAGCAATAAAGGACTGTAAGAGTTACTGCAATCTTTTGAATAAAACAAAAATCTTAGCACCATTTTTTAGTGCCGTAGCTGGTAATGACAATGATAGTTATGTAGTAAAAAACTATTTCTTTCATAATGGTGATTGGTCAGAAATAGAAATAAATGAGAAAAAAACTACTGGGTTCTTAGACAAAGAATTAGCCAGAGAAATACTAGATAAAAACAGTCCCTATATAAAAGAACATGTAGTGCCTGATGAAGTTTATTATCAGAAAGCGATAAAAATTAATGAGATACTGCACAATGGCTCTATTAACAAAAACAATAGAGCGAGAGTTGTTGCTACAATGCTTTTGGCATTACTGAAAGACAATTATATAAATCGTGAAAATAATTGTTTTTCGATGATAAATGAACTCAATAGTAGAGCCGAAGAAATCCTCCATGAGAAGGACAAAAGAGAATTTATTCACTGCATAAAAATATCAGTTCCTCCAACTCCCGACAATCATATTAAATTTAGAAAGGCATTGTTAGAAACAATGCAGGAGCTTGATAGTATTAATATTCGCTCCGCCATGAACTCTGGGACTGATATTTTAGGAAGATTCTATGAACAGTTTTTAAAATATGGAAACGGCTCAAAAGAAATTGGCATTGTTTTAACGCCAAGACATATAACAAGATTTGCCGTTGATGTTCTGAATATCACAAACAAAGACAAAGTTTTAGATCCTGCTTGCGGAACTGGTGGGTTTCTAGTTTCTGCATTTGATAAAGTGAAAAGTGAAGTTGATAAAGAGGAATTAGAAAAATTTAAAACAGAAGGTATTTACGGTATAGAGCAGGACCCAGATGTTGTAGCTTTGGCACTTGTTAATATGATATTTAGAGGCGATGGAAGAGCTAACCTTGAAGAAGGAAATTGCTTCACAACAAAGAAATTTACAGATTTAAAAGTTTCAAAAGTTTTGATGAACCCTCCTTTCGCTCTTAAAAAAGGCGATGAGAAAGAATATAAATTTATAGATTTTGCTCTAAATAAAATGGAAAAAGGCGGACTACTTTTTGCCGTTATTCCAAATTCAATCGTAACTTCTAGTCGAGAGTGTCTAACTTGGAGAAAATCAATGTTAGAAAAAAATACCTTAAAGGCAGTAATTAAATTACCTGATGACTTATTCTATCCTGTGAGCGTTTGCACTGTAGCAATTATTATACAAAAAGGCACTCCGCATGATTTTAAAAAGGACTCTATTTTCATTAATTTAGTTGATGGATTCTCAAAGAAAAAATCAGTGATGATAAGGAGGGACGATGGTAATTTATTAGAGATGAAAAAATCTCTAAAATCATTTTTATCATCCTCTACAGAGTTCAATAAACCAAAAATAATCAAAACCGCCAATATTGTAAAAGATAAAGAAATAGAATGCTGTCCTGAAAGATTTTTAGATGAAGATTGGGATAAATTCACTAAAAGTAATATTACGCAGGAAATGAAAAAGGTTATTAGAAATATCGTCAGTTTTGAAATTAATTGTGAGAACTATGTCTAAAATTATTTTAACAAATTTGTTTAAAGTTAGTAGATGCTCTTCAAAAAGCCTAGAATCCTATTCGTCTGGGATTATCCCGCTTGTGTCTAGCACGACTTTAAACAACGGGGTAGAGAAGATGGTCGAACCACAAAGCGACAAGGAAATTATAACAAATGTGCCGTGTATTGCAGTAAGTGGATTTGGTTTTGCCACAGTGCAAACAAAACCATTTATAGGAACGGGAAATAATGGAGCATATGTCAAAGCTTTAATTCCCATCAAGAAAATGTCGATGATGGAGCTTATCTATTTTGCAGCCCAAATAAACATGCAAAGCTGGAGATTTTCTTATGGAAGATTGGCAATAAAGCAGAGGGTAGAATTGCTAGAACTAATAGAATTTAATTTGTCAAAAAATGATATTAACAAGATTAATGATGAACTTGATAATACTCTAAAATCTAGCTATAAGAAAGTAGTTGGAATTTAATAATTTTTCCCTATTAATGGGACATTGGGTTCTATTTCTACAATGACATTAATTTTTGCTAAAACCTCTCCATATTTTAAAGCTTGCTGATCTTTTGCGAAGATAGTATAATCGTTACCATTTTGCTCAATTCTAGCATCTAAAAACAGCTTAGAGTAAATAACTGACCCTTTGTTGGATGAATTAGGGAATTGCCAACAGATATGACTTTTAATTGAAGAGCGTAAATCTTTTATTTCGTCAGGCTCTTCCTCCTTCTTCTCGATAAAAACCTCTTTCTTTTCAATGTGCAGGGCGGGGAACTTTTCTTTATGTCCGTTTTCCCACCAAGAAATATCAGCTTCTAGATTTTTAACTCCTGACCAATTCGTTTTTTCTCTGAATAAAAAGTATTTTTCAGAATCGCTCTTTAAATTCTTATCAATAAAGATTTGCTTAACTTCTAATAAACTTGGCTTGCTAAAATTCTCTCTCTTTGCGTTAGCAAGTGGAAAAGAAAGAGAATTAGATAAATATTTCTTAGATAAGTCTTGTTTAGATAGTTCTTTATTTGTCGACCCATTTCCCGCAATCTCGTATCCGGATGACTCGTTTCCCGATGACTCGTTTCCCGATGACCCGTTTTCGGTAAGCGGGCTTCGCTCTTTCTGCTCTAGGGTTGCTGCAAAAATTGGGTTAGTCATCGGATCATAAAATAAAGAAATATCCATTCCGCCCCACCTCCATTCCTTACCTCTTCCAGTGTAAACCTTTTTCTGTTCTTTGCTCATATAACCCAACTCTTCCAACTCTTTTCCTGCATTTTTTACAGCGTTTCTGCCCTCTTTCATTTTAGGTAAAATATCTGACCAGAAAAAAGTCCAGTTTTCGGGGCGAGAAAACAAATAGCACCAAAGCTTGAAGGCGAGGCCAGAAATCTCATTACTGCAAATTAATGCATTGTCAATTTGAGAGAAGGCGACGCGTTGTTTGTATTTAATAGTTTGCTGTTGCTCTGTCATCTATAAAATCGTAATAATTCTTTTTAAGCCGCGATAACCGACAACCGACTTGGTCCTAACTTCAATTCTTTTTTTAACCGCTAGTCTTTTTAAAACTGTGCTTAAATAGCCATATTCACAAGGCCTGAGAGAGCTGGGAGTTATTAGATTAAAAATTTGCTCATTAGTTAAGAAGCATTCAGAAGAACCAAGCAAGTTTCCTTGAGCATGCTCTTGAATGATTTCTAGTACTAACTGTTGAAGCTCTGAAAATTCTGGCATAGTTGATTAAGATATGATTAATTTAATTAATGGTATTAGTCTAATTATTAAAATTGACAGTTATTAAGTGTCAAACATTTTTTAAATTGTTAAGATAAAAATAGGTTTTTAAGTAAAAATAAAAGCCCTAAATTTAAGCTTTAAGACACATTAAACAAGAAAAATAAGAAGTTATAAGTTTAAGATTAAAAACGCCAAAATTGAGCTTAAAAAATAGGCTTAAATTAATTTGTAAAAATAACCCGTTTTTTTACCCCCTGCACCCCCTAAAGAAACTTTAACTTTAACTTTAACTTTAAGGGTAAATCTAATATAATTTAATAGAATTTAATACTTTTTTAATTTAACCTACAGTATCAAGGGTTTTAAAAGATAAAAAAAATAGAAAAATGATTGTTTTACCTGTTAATAACTTTTGAACTTAGAGCCTGTAAGATAAAAAAAACTCAATAGCCTAAAATAAAAGCTCTAAGCCTGTTAATAACTTTGTTAATAACTTTTTTGCTACGCAAAAAAAGAGAGAAAATTTGTAATTTTAAAAATTAAAAGTTTTGGTCTGCATGAAAAGTTTTGATCTGAGTAATTTTTATCTGAGATTTTGGTTTTTGTTCATTTTTTGGATAAAATTCTTCTTCTAGTTTAAAAATTTTATCCAAAGTTTTCCTAAGTGACGGCGTATTATTGTCTGATTTAGTTAAACCCTCGTAAGCTTTTTTTAAGTGATATTTGTTTATTTTAGAAAACTCAGCCCAAAAATCGGGGCAAAGATAACCCGACTTTTTAAAATCTTTATGAATAGCCTCGCAAATCTTTTTTGAGCCTTCCATCGCGGGGATATTATATTCAAAAAACTTTTTTAAAAAAAAGAAGTGTTGGTCGTGATCGTTTTTGAATGAAATCTGCTTTGGGTAGTTATTTATTAATTCGTCAATAATTTTAGAAACTCTTTCAGTGTCTAAGCCGAGATTAAAAGCTAACTCGCCCCGCAACATTGGAAAAATACCAATTTCAGTTTCCTTGCAAGATTTTGCGCAAGTTAGCAAGCAGCTTAAAACTAGCTTGTTCTCTGATTTCATGCTGTTGATTGAGTTTTGTGTCCAAAAACTCGGGGGTAAAATTCTAAAGTGCGCCATATTAAAGAAGTTTGAAGTGGGTT